TGGATCAGCATGTGCTGTAGAGAATAGAAACAGTGACAGGATAAGGGCTGTCAACCCTTTGAGAGATGATCTGATCATCATTGTACCTTTCTAGTTAATGAATTCTTCCATAATTGGAAAAATGGTTGATAACACCTTGCCGCATTCAATAGCAACTTCTTGGTGTTCTTTTTGAGTTCCGTTACCGGATCTTAATTCAATATAATGCATCCATGAACGAAGAGTTCCATTCATATACAATCGAGATTTAGTATTACCTTCTGGTAGTACTGCTCTTGCTTGTTCTTTTGCAATACCATTTTCAAGTGCCCAGTTATAGGCATCTTTAACTGCAACAGCAACTTCTGCTTGTTTTTTAAGCCATTCCATTTTCAAATCGACATTGTCAATTTCAATACTGTTTTGTCTGTTTTTATAATCTTGTCCACGAGCTTCTCTGAAGAGAGTAAACTCCGCCTGTTCAGCATATCTCTGTGAAAACTCTTGGAATGAAAATGATCTATGGCGTAGTATTTGTCTTGCAATATCTCTTGTTGTTTCTATTTCGAGGCAAGCAGAAACCATTTCAAACGGAGACCAATGTTTTTCCCTGGCGAGATACCGCAGAAGTTTTTGGGATGTTTCTGTATTGTTTTGGTTCGATGGATTGGATACACGGGCGCAATACGCCACGAGTTCTTGTAGATTCTCATATCCTTCTCCTTGTGAATAACTAATTAATTTTACACTCATAATTTAAAATCCTCGAAACGCTTACCAGTTTCTGTATTATCAAAGACAGGTGTATCATCTGTTAATGTTTGATCATCTTCATCTACATCAAACAAACGCATTTTAGAACGATCAACACCAATTACAAAACGTTTATGATGTGTTGGATCATTATATCTATTCTTTAATTGTTTGACCATCATCTGATTCATCTTTTCTAATTCCTCAGTGGAAATGAGAGCAAACATTAGATCTGCTGTAGCGGGTAGTCCAAAAGATTCGGACGTATCTTCAAGCCCAACATCCGAGTTAGAATAACCAGAACGAGTCGTTTGCGTTGCAGAGAAGATCGGTAAGTCGTACTCGACCGCAAGACCACGTAACTCTTCAGCAATTGCTTTAATGTAAGTGTAGGAATTGATTGCTCCTCCCATGGCTTTCATTCGTGACGATGCACAAATATTCAAATAATCAATAAAAATAATATCAGGTTCGAATTCTTTCTTTAGCTTTAATTCATTGAGCAATCCACGGAAATGTCCAGCATGTGCTGAACCAGTAGGATATTCTTTTACAATTAACTTACCAGCTGTCTTCTTTGAAAGGTTGTGAACCTTTTGGGTGAACATATCTTTTGACATATTTTCAAGTTGGTCAATAGGTACATTTAGTAAGTTAGCATCGATACGTTCAGCGATTCTTTCTTCAGCCATTTCCATTGTAATATAGAGAACATTTTTACCTTCAACTAAGGCGCTAGCAGCAACATGACACATAAAGAGTGATTTACCAACACCAGTACCAGCAAGAGCAATGTTAAGGGTTTTGTTTGGAACACCACCTTTTGTAATCTTGTTGAAGTAATCAAGATCGAATGGTATGCGGTCTTCTTCGGTGTGGTAGAAATCATATCTTTGTTCTGCATTTTCGACGTAATCGTGACCTACGTTTGTATCAAATGCTACACCAAGTGCTTTGGAAAGTAAGTCTGGTAGTGCACCTTTTGTTAAACTATCATGTTTGCCATCAATAATTGTAATCGATTCCATAATAGCATTATGGATAGCACGATCTTGACACCATTTTTCAGTTGAATCGATTAACCAATCTTGATCTATTTTTTCAATTGCAAAGAGTTGTGGAACAATATCCATTGCCATTTGGAACTGTTCGCCAGAAAGGTTTGAATCATTTAATTCAATACCAAGTGTTTCAGATGTAGGAAGTTTATTATATTTTGCTACGTACTTACCAGCTTCTTTAAAAAGTGTTTTGTATATTCCTTGAAAGTAATCTGGTTTAATAAAAGGTAAAACTTTTCGCATATACTTTTCATCGGTAAGTAAGTTGCGAAGGATTGTTTGTTCAATGTTCGTCTGCATCTCTTTCTTTCATAATAACTGACCCAGTATCTATACCATCACGGATAATAGCCTGTAACAAATCCCCAGCATATTCTTGGAGATCTACATTTTCTGTGGTTAGATCTGGATCGGGCGAATAGACCACGTTAAAGTTAAAAGTCATTACGCCTTCGCCTTGTTCGTTAAAACTAATAGCGCCAAACTTTAAAACTGTCTCATTATATGTACCAGTTAAAACTCTTACATTCCAAAGATCCGTGTCGGCTGGATCCGGAATTAATTCGTAGTCCTGAAGTTCAATCAGCGACATCACTTACCTTTCCAATAGAAAATCTCTGTTTAATATAATCACCAAATCCTTCATCAAAGATTGGTTTCCAGAATTCTTCTTTTAGTGTATCTTTTTCTCGTACTTTTGGTTCAAGTAGTTCGCCAGTTTGTTGGCTAACTTGGCAATACCAGCCATTCGACGGCTTAGCCACAAATTTACCTTCGAGAGCAACCTCAAGAAGACCAGACCACCTTTGTACTCCACCATCCCAAGAAACACTAATGGGTATCTTAGACTTTTCTTTAACATAACGTGATTTCTCCACATTAATTATAAAATGATAACCTTTGATATCCGCACCAGATTTATCTTGTTGTCTGCCAAGAATCCAAATATTATCTGCACTGTAGTATATACCCGTTCCGCCAGATACAATAGCTTTGGGGAATAGACCCATCTCCATATAGGTATGGTTAACAGCAATCAGTGGAATATTTTTCATGTTTAGATACGGTGTGCACATACGGAATAAACCTTTGAGTGCTTTTGCACGTGACATATCGGCAACAGATTTTTCGTTGATAGCATCTTCTAATTCTTTCTTTGATGCAAGGTTACCAACGGAATCAATCATAACTACAACTTTATCGTTACGATCTAGGCCTTCAAGTTGTCCAATTAAATCGAATTTAAGTTGTTCTACATCTGTAATTGGTGTATGTAATACCCTGCTGGTATCGATATCAAATTGTTCAAAGTAAGATTGCGGAGAACCAAATTCAGAATCATAAAAGAGTAGTACCGAATCTTTATATTTCTTGAGATAGGCCGAAGCCATAATCAGACCAAACGATGTTTTGAAATGTTTAGATGGGCCAGCAAGAACTGTAAGACCAGGTGCTAGTCCACCATCCATAGAACCAGACAATGCAACGTTCATCATCGGTACGTCAGTTGGTACCATATCTTTTTCATTGAAGAACTTAGAATCAGAAAGAATAGATGTTTCTTTGATCTTACTGTTCTTCTTCAATTTATCCATAATTGACATATATTACTCCTAAATTATTCTTATGATTATACCACATCTAGCCACGTATGTAAATACCTAATTCTTTTATAATTTTCTTTTCAAAGGAAATATTATTTAAATTCCTATTCAGTGGTGACGGGTGCGGTGCAGCAAAGTGTGGTATGCCGGCCTTTTTCATAAACTTAGAAACCTCACCACCAAGTGTGATAATCTTACCGTGGTCCAACCCATCCAAGCATAAATCCTCTTTCGCTAGTTTTTTACAAGGAACTGGTGAAAGATTAGTAAACGCATATGTACGAACACCGCATTCATCTAACCATCTATGAAGCCTTTTCATAGTAGGTGAATTGCGTATATTCTTTTTGGATGGGCTGTGACCGACAATAAGTATTTTATGCATGTTTTCTTAGGACGTGTGCCATATCCTCTTCTAATTTCTTAACTCGGGATTTAAGGGTTTCGATTTCGTTTTCTAATTCTTTATTTGTTTTTGTCATTGGGGTTGAAGTCTCTTTTAGTCTACGTGCCATGTAATCATGGTGGCTCTCATGCCTTAAGGAATTCATATTGCACTCCTGCTTCGTTAAACATATCTTGGGTTAGTCCCCAAGATTCCTTCCATCGTTCTGGAATAGAACCTTCCATTACGATCTTCTTGATGCCGACCTGTATAATACCTTTGGCACAGTCGGAACAACAAGGTAATCCATAAACATACATGGTTGCACCATCGAGTGATGTACCATTGTATGTAGCATTGAAAATGGCGTTCATCTCTGCATGAACAATCATTTTATATTTCAAATCTCTATTTGTATATCTTGTTAGGCTATCACTGCATCCACGTGGGAATCCGTTATATCCAGTAGAAAGTACTTGGCCTTTGCCACCAATTGCAACTGCACCAATTTTTGAAGAAGGATCTTTTGACCATTGTGCAGCCTGCTTGGCTAACTGCATATATCTCCTATCCCACTTGAGCTTGTTGTCTAAAGATTCTGTCGTTGGTTGATCTTTGATCGGTTGGGTCTTTTCTGATCTTGTCAGTTTTGAGAGGATGCTTTTCACGATTTAAAATCTCCATTGGTACAATATTAGCAAATGTTTCTTTGAGTACTTTCTTTTCACCATTACGTTTTGAGTAAGGTGTATTGAGTGCATGCTTTACAATAGAAGGTGCGAGGAAAGGAGCACGAAGTTCTATTGTTGAATGCATCATAGTACGATCTAACTTTGGTAAGTGGTAATATGGTAGTTCTGCAAATGTATCTGAATACTGACTATCATATTCTTTTGCTCTTCGGTAACCACCAAATAATTCATCTGCGCCATCGCCTGTCATAACGGCATAGAATCCTAACTCTCTAAGTTTTCTTGCCATTGCAATTTGGGGTTTAACAGAACCAAGATCAACTGGTGACTGATGAATACGTACTGCATCTTCGTCAGTAATATCATCAAGTTGTACATCAACTAGTTCTGATGAAACAAGGTGTGCAAAATCCTTTTCGTGGTTTTCTACATGAATTGTTTTAACATCACGTCCTAACTCTTTCAGTAGGCCGTGTATAATACTGGAATCTAATCCACCAGAGAGTAGCATTGAAACCTCTCTCTGACCGCCAAGTCTTAGTTCAACCGAGCGTTTCATATCATCGTATAGGTTAGTGGTCCTAACTTTATCCCAGTCCCAGTATCTATGCACGATTCCCTGGTGAATGAAGTGTCCTGGCGGTAATTGTTTGATTTCATTGTATGGTGTACGACTATCTGGGGAATAGCCCCACTTCAAAGTGTTTGACATAAACGTTTCATCAATTGTTACATTGCCAAAATTCTTCAGTACGTTTATTTCTGATGCCATTGCATCTACATCGGTACGATAATAGAGTGGCTTAATACCAAGATGATCTGTAACACCGAAGAGGTAACCATCCATTGCTGTTACGTAAGTCCAGAAGCCGTCATACTTATGGAAACTATCTAAAGCATATGCATCATTATAAAATTCATCATGTACTTGTTGTGCATCTGTTTCGTATTTGTCAGAATCGTAATTAAATACCTCACCAACAAATAGACCTGGGAAGTCATCACCAACAGGTTGTATTGCTACTTTAGGATTCAGATTAACAAAAGGTAATGCAATGTGTTCAAAAGTAAACCCATCAAAATTACGCTTTCCAATAAATTGATCTAGGCCACGATAGCCAATTTGATTAATAACTGTGCTTTGGCTTTTTTCAGTTGGATAAGCTACGAATCCACACATTAGTTACCTCCTGCCATATACCGCACATATCTACGTGCAATTTCTTCATCATTATTTTTCTTTGGTTCATCAACGTTTTGATATTCTCTTACCATGTTGTTAAGCATATACTTATCATTCTTAAAGCAATGTAAACTAGTTGAGCTGAAATGTAAATACCCCATTTTACAATGTAGGTTAGCTTGTTCCTTTATCCAAATACAAAGACGATTTGCAAAGTACAAGTCGTTATGTAGGTGACGTACAACGTCGCAGGAACGCATGTGATATGAACAATGTAGTTCATCACCACGTACTAAGAAATGCCAGCCAAAAGAACAAGGAACACGTTCGCCTTGGTTTGCTGCAACCAGATCTTCGGGAAACCACATTGGAACATAGCACTGACGTGTAGTAGGATCTTTCTTCAGTAGTTCAACTGCATCACCAAGGTTACCTGTTTCGAAACGAATACCATTTGATCTTGGTGCCCACATACGTTCGGGATAGGAATGACTAAATGCTTCACCTGAAAGGTATTGGTCTGTATCTTTTAACCACATAACATGTGATGGCGGCGGGTTAAGAGGTTCGCCACCAACACGTTCTTGGAAATGTGTATCAGCCCATGGCTGTGTTGCCTTACATATATCCGATGCATGTTCTGCGTCATCGGACATTTTAGCAACAAGATCAGCATGTAGTACTTCAAGGAATGTTGGTGGTTCTTTTGTACCTTGCCATGATGCTGTTTGTATTTCGTAACCTTGTTCGTTTAAGAGCCTGCGTAATTTGTACAGGCCTTCACCAAGGTCTTTTCCAGTTACTCTATTCATTATTATCTTTATCTATAGGACGGTTAAGGAAATCACGGTTAGGATCTTGGCCATCAATACCATGATTCATATATGCAACGAAGAAGGAACAATAGTTAATCATATCGATACAAGAATCTTGTAGTGATTCGAAGTTTGGTTCGTAGCTAGGATCTTGTTCCATAGCTTCAAGTACCGATTGGATACGAAGCATTTTACCAACCATAATATCAGAAATAGTTGCACAACCACGTGGATAGTACATTGCCTGGCGTATACGTGATTTGGGGTTTTGGTAATCGTTACCTTTTTGATTCTGTATTTCAGCAGCTTTGCGTAATACTTCGAGAGATGCTTTACTCATGTTCTACTCCATTTTGTCTATTATAACACAATGTGCTTTGTTTGTAAACCTTTATATGTTTTTAAAAACATATTCTAATGCCCGATCAGCTTCTTTGTCAAGTGGACGGTTAGCGTACCAATTACCTGTATCCATATCAAGTTCTCTACACATCTTGGAAATTTCCTGCGCAGTAATAGGATAATTCTTTTTGATAGCATTACCAGCAACAGCAACCATAATCTGGTACATCTTATGATACCAACCGGTGTTACTAATTAGTCGGTATTCAGATTCAAGATGCCGTGGAAAGAATGGGCAGTCACGATATGAAGTCCAATGAATATTTGTGTTGTCTAGTTGTTCTTTTCGATATTCAATAACAGCTCTTGCCATATCGTCTGGGAGCCTATCAAGGAATGTTCCACCGGTTTTTTCTGGTGCAGGATATTTACTAATTAAAATATCTGGATCAATAGGATCACCGTCAGGATGATCGAATATAAAGTTGTAAGCACCAGCATACGTTCCTGGGATATAATACATTCGAGACAAATCCTTAGTTTGTTTGTCTCCGAGCTCGCCAAGCTCAGTCTGGAGAGCATACCAGAAAGCTTTGATTCGCTCAGCCCGTACTGTTTTGCTAAGAGGGAAGACAAGACGAAACTTTGGCGAACTAATCGTACTACTAGCAGTGCTATAACAAATCCAACGATAACTACCAAAGCGACTAACAAGTTCATCTTTCAGATCTCCTTCGAATACAAAATCATCTACGTCGACTGCACACCAACCACCCCATTGTACAACGTTGTCGTTTGCACGTGTGGTATCAGGTTTATATGTAGCTGGTGACATAAGCTCAGCATCTTTTTTACTTTTCCTTGGTACGCTTGCAAGATCATATAACACACGTTGAAGCGCGTCGAAGTCTGATAGATCGACACGCCTATTCGTTTTGTTATCATAAATGCCTTTAAAAAGCGTAAGGGAAATCCCCGTGGTTTCCTTCATGGCTTGG